AGACGATATGGATAAAGCACATGACGAGCATGATAAGAATTGGTACAACAGACTAATTCAAGAGTTGGATTGGGTTCAACAGATGAAAACAAAACCAACACACAATTGTCATATGCAAAGAAACTACGGTATGAATAAAAAAGATTTTCAGAAAGGAATGATGCAAGAATGAAGGTAGAAATTTACAGTAAGTCACATTGCCCATTTTGTGAAAAGGCAAAACATTGGTTTGATTCACATGGGTATGAATACACAGAAATTAGAATGGACAACGAAGAGGAAAGACTTGCTTTCTATCAGAGAGTTCCTAACGCTAAATCTGTTCCACAGATTTTCATTGACGGAGAGTTGATTGGAAGTTGGGATCAGTTCAATGCAATCTCAGATCAGTTCGTAAAGAAAAAAGGTGGTGGACTGATGGTGTTCTCAGAAACATACAAACCATTTCACTATCCTTGGGCAGTTGAAATTACAACAAGACACGAGAAGGTGCATTGGATTGAAGATGAATTGGATTTGTCAGAGGACGTTGCCGATTGGAAGTCTGGTAAAGTCAGTGAGATTGAAAAAGAATATATCACCAACATTCTAAGACTGTTTACACAGTCAGATGTTGCAGTAGGACAGAACTATTATGACCAACTTATTCCTAAATTCAAGAACAACGAAGTACGCAATATGCTCGGTTCGTTTGCAAATAGAGAAGCAATCCACCAACGTGCATATGCACTACTTAATGAGACACTTGGGTTATCTGATGCCGAGTATCACGCCTTTCTAGAATATTCAGAGATGGCAGACAAGATTGAGTTTATGATGGACAGTGATCCAAACACAGTTCGTGGACTTGGTTTTGCAATGGCAAAGTCAGTGATGAATGAAGGTATCGCTCTGTTTGCATCATTCGTGATGCTTCTAAACTTCCAGCGTTACGGTAAGATGAAGGGTATGGGTAAAGTTGTTGAGTGGAGTATTCGTGATGAATCAATTCACGTTGAAGGTATTGCAAAACTCTTCAAGGCATACTGTGCCGAACATCCTCGTATTGTTGATGATGAATTCAAATCTGCAATCTATGAGATGGCAAGACAATCAGTGAAACTGGAAGATGCATTCGTTGATCTCGCTTATAACCTTGGAGATATTGAAGGACTAGATAGTAAAGAAGTCAAACAATATATTAGATATATAACTGATAGACGCCTTTTACAACTAGGACTAAAGGGTAACTACAAGGTTAAAGATAATCCACTGCCTTGGTTGGAGTGGGTGCTGAATGGCGCAGACCATACAAACTTCTTTGAGAATCGTGTAACCGAATATGAGGTTGCTGGTTTGAGTGGAAAGTGGGATGATGTCTATGAAGCAGCATAGGGAGCCCAATGAGCAAAAAAGAAATACTGTGTGAGGAGTGTGACGCTGTTTTCAGAATACAGCACAACATGGAAGAACATTACTATTCTGTCAAGTACTGCCCATTCTGTTCTAACGAACTAAATAGTGAGAACGAGGATGAGATTGAGGACTATGATGAAGATGAATGGTAATGTGGACACACAATGGAAAACTAGTAGACGAACTTCCCGCTGATTGTGAGGGGTTCGTCTATCTTATCACTAACCTCACCAATGAACGAAAGTATGTTGGTAAGAAGTTAGCAAGATTCAAGGTTACTAAACCGCCTCTCAAAGGTAAGAAAAACAAAAGACGCTCAACTAAAGAAAGTGACTGGCGAATCTATTGGGGATCGTCAGATCATCTGCTTGATGATGTACAAAGACTTGGTGAGGAAAACTTCACACGAGAGATTTTACACTACTGTCAGAGTAGAGGTATGTTGAGTTACCTAGAAGCAAAGGAACAGTTTGATAGAGAGGTTCTTCTCTCTGATGAATACTACAACGGCATCATAAACGTAAGAGTTGGTTCTTCAAAAGTGCTACAGGAACACCTGTGCGATTTTGTCACATCACCTATTCCAAAATAACTTTACTAATACGTCAATAAGACTGTCCTAGTCTTATAAATATCTGCGAAACCCCCCAAAGGAGTTGTAACTATGTGGCCTTATACCGAAGAGGAAGCGGACTTTTTAAGCACGCTACCGTCAAATAGACCAAACTAACTAGGGATGCTTTGCATCCCTTTTGTACTTTTACAAGGAAGAAATATTATGTCAAAATGGATAGCAAAATTGTTTGAAACAAAACATAACCCCAACGATATTGTTGCATTTATTAGAACCGAATATGCTAACGATGTCAAACATATGCGTGATGAAGATCTCATACATTTTTATAACAACGTAACTAAAAATAAAAGGAGAACCTAATGTCAATAGGACTAGTAATAAGATACACATATCAAGAGACTTGCGAGATATGTGATGAAATCGCTCACTACCTAAAGGTGGTGGGAAGCAAGTTTAACGCATTCTTTACAAGACTTGGATATGCAAGAGCAGCATCTCAACTTGCAAGAATGGGATATTATGAAGAAGCAAAAGCACTTATGACAGAAAAGGATAAAATGAAATGAAAGTGATTGGATTTTTAGGAACAGTATTTGCGTTTGTCTTTATGGCAAATCTTGCGTATGCAAAGACTGTTGATATAGAAATGCTGAATAAAGATGGGAGTGGACGTAAGATGGTTTATTCTCAGGAACTTGCACATATCGAACTAGGTGATATTGTCAAGTGGATACCGACATCTAAAGGACACAACGTAGAAATCGTTGCTGCACCAGAGGGTTTCGATATTCCAAAGAAGTCGAAGAACAGTAAAGAAGTATCTATCGAATTTACTGTGCCAGGAGTCTATTATTACTGGTGTACACCACACAAAGGAATGGGTATGATTGGATTGATTGTTGTGGATGGTGATACGTCAAATAAGGATGACATTGCAAAGGCAAAGGCGATGGGTAAGTCAAAGAAAAAACTCAAAGCACTATTAGGAGAACTGTAATGATGAGCTCATTTCTAAAATGGTGGAGTACAAGAGATGAACGAGCAATCGAAAATTATCTTGCATCTTCAACCGATTTGGTAGAACTGGAACGCAGACAACAGATGTTGGCACGAAAAGGCATATATTAAAGTTTTGTGACAAACACTACCTAGAACCATATATAATAGTAACAGGGAGCATTCTTTGCTCCCTTTTCTTTTATGGAGTTAACCATGACAACTGAACTATGGAAAAAGGTAAAGAAAATGGATCTAGGAAACCCTGTAATCACCGCCCTTGTGGGTTTGGTGATATTTTATATTGGTCTTAAAACATTCTCTGGAGGCATGAAGTCGATGGGGAATATGGATCACCTACAATTCTTTTTAGGTAATCCGATTTATATGTTCCTTGGTGGTATTGTAATGACACTACTTTGGCAATCATCATCACTATCAACGACAGCAATCATTGCACTAGTAGCATCTGGCGCATTACCACTGCCTGCTGCGATTGCAGCAGTACTTGGTGCAAACATTGGAACAACTGGTACTATCTGGTTGGCAGGACTTCTGGTTTCAGATGGAATGCCGAAGGGTGATACGTTACGAATAGCACTTGCACACACTGGTGCGAATCTATTCATGGCAGTCATGTTGTTACCTTGGGTACATCACATTGGTAGGTACTTAGGTCGATTCGGGTGATTCGCACGATTCGCCCCTAAATCGCACTTTTTGACGTAAAATCGTCAAATCCCCCAAAACTTTTTTTAACTTTTTTACTAAACCCTTGATTTACAAGGGTTTTTTATTGCATTTTTTTTCATTTTTTACTTGACTTGTTATGATAACAATGGTATATTGTATATGTAAGATGAGTTGAAAGAGAGGATTTGAAATGACAAACGAAACAATTTTTATCGCTGCTAACAATGGTGGGTTGGAAATCTACAAAGGTGTAGGAAATCTGATTGCCGGAAATATTAAGACAGCAAAGACTTTCAAATATGTGATGGATACCCACGGTATTGATCCTGATGTAGACACCATCTACACTACCAGCGACATGGACTTTGCTGATGAGTGTGGGTTCGACCATTACGATGATGCTCGAATCTTGATGGAAGAAGGTTTGAAATTAATGGAAATGACAAAGACTTACTAAGGGAGAATGATGATGAACTATTCTAAAGAACAAATTGAATGGATCAAAAATGGTGGTGTTGTAAAGGTTGGTAAACCAAAATGGGCTAAGGGTGCAAAGGATACCCCCCAACTCTTGAAGCGCTCAAAGAAAAACATGAATTATGATGCTCAAAAAAATAAACCAATGGGGTTGCGTGTGATGAATTTTGATTCTGTCTACAACATTCCTCAAGTTTATAACGGTGCGAAAATAGTTGTTGGAAAGTTCTAAAAAGTACTTGACATTTGTTGTGAAAACAAGTATACTGTAAGTATAGAGTGAGTGATTCGGAGAAAGAGAGAAAAATGAATATTGAGAAAGTTACAAATATGATGTGTGAGTTCGTTGCCTATGTTGACGATTTCTACAATGAGAAGTCTGGTATCTATCCTATCAAGGGTATGACAGACATGATGGTTATCAAGGCGGTTCAGAAACACGTTGCAAATGTTGGAATGGATTTTTGTGCTGACAGTGTTGACAGAGAATGGGTAAGGGATATCATCCTTGCTGATAACGATTTGAAATGGGGAGTGTAATTATGGGTTATTTTTACCAAGATTGGAAAGAGAAAAAGATGTTTGTTGAGAATGCAGACGGACAGTTCGTAATGAACTTTGGTGAGGCAGAGAAGTCTATGATTGAGAATCTTGAAAATGCCATTATCAATATCACAGAGGGTGCCTCTGATGAAAAAAGAATGGGTGTTGCATACATGGAATATCTTGCCGATTGCCTGAAAAGAGGTAAACTTGAAGTGAAGTGGAATATTAGTTAATGAAAGGAATTTATTATTATGATTAAAAATTTGAATATACCAGAAACTTGTGGATGGTTGGGAATGATTCTCATCCACGGAGCAACTGCTCCAACATCAATCTCTGTTCTAATGGGATGGTCAACTAACTTGCCACCATTGAACTTCATACTATTAGTATGGTTAGGATTGTTCTTGTTTC